CTGGGCTTCCTTAGCCACGCCTTGTGTCTCCATTGACTCATACACAGCCACATTCTCAGAGAACAAAGCCTTTTCATTAAGTTCTTCAGACATGATACGGGCAAACTCTTTACCGCTCATGTGTGCAGCAACAGACGGATCACCCATCTTCAGGTTCCACAACTGCTGCATGTTCTGCAATCTCTGCGCTCTTTCAGCAAAGTGTCTGGCACCAATCGGAACAATACGACCAGCAGCCGTAATGTCTTCTTTGGTAATCTGTTGGAACATGGTGATACCAAACTGGTCATCGGTAACTCTGATGACATCTGTAGTATCCATGTTACGTCTACCCACTTCAAGCATGTCGTTGAGGATAGGTTCAACAAAGATCTTTTCAAAGTGCTGTGTCTTGTTCTGGAAGATACGACCAGCAGCATTCTGCAAGGCACCAACTTGCCGCTGAACAAGGAATCTAATGAAAACAACATGGTTTATTAACCTTCCCAAAGACCAACAGGAAGGTTTTAAGAAGCAAGTTCTCTCTTCTAAGGATGTTCTGGAAAGATTAAGACAGATCCTTGAAGATAAACAGACTGAGGTAGTTCTATCTACCGATTACGATAACCCTTCATGGGCTTATAAGCAAGCCGATAGGAATGGGTATGATAGAGCCTTGACCGAGGTAATCAACCTAGTAACAATGAAGGATTAAGAATGACTGATGTATTTAACGCTGCGACCACAGCAACTACTACTACCTCAACTGAAACGCAGACACAGCAGACCCAAGCTGGTTATGTAGAGCAGTTGGTTGGCGAAGGAAAGAAGTTCAAGAGTGTGGAAGATCTTGCCAAGGGTAAACTGGAAGCTGATCGTCACATCTCAGAGATTACTCAGACATTGGCAGAGCTTCGTGAAGAAGTTGCCAAGCAAGAGTACTCCAAAGAACTTCTTGCCAAGTTGCAGGACAAGGGGGCTGACAGCACAGCCAATTCTGCTTCGGTGAAGAATGCTGATACTTCTGATAAGGGCAACACCAGCCTTGATGCGAGTACACTAGAAACCCTTGTAGAACAACTGATGACTAAGAAGGAACAGACCCGTACAGCTGAACAGAACATTGCTGCTGCTAATGATGCAGTGCTTGCTCAGTTTGGTGATAAGTCCGGGGAAATGGTTAAAGCTAAAGCCGCAGAGCTTGGCATGACCGTGGAACGACTCAAGGAAATTGCTTCTGAAAGTCCTACTGCATTCCTTCAACTTATTGGCGTTACTCAGAAGAAGAGTGTTGATACTAAGACTCCGCAGAGTACCGTCAGAACCGAGGCTTTGTCTTCTAATACGTCTGATCGTACATTCCAGTACTATCAGAATATGCGTAAGGAAAATAAGAGCCTTTACTACTCGCCCAAGATCCAGAGAACTCTTATGGAAGATCGTCTCAGGTTGGGTGACAAGTTCTACAATTAACAAAAACAAAGGAGAAATAAAATGTCAGGTATGACAACTGGTAACGTTTCTCTCCTTACTCGCGCAGAAGTTTGGTCGCGTGAGCTGAAGGAGATTCTTGAAGACGAATTGATGGCGCAGAGCTATGTCCGTTGGCTGTCGGAGTTCCCCGATGGTGATACGTTCAAGATCCCGTCTATCGGTCAGGCGTATGTGGATGACTATGCGGAAGATGAAGCCGTTAAGTATCGTCCGCTCGACACGGGCCAGTTCACCTTCCAGATCACTGAGTACCTCTCGTCTGGTACGTATGTGACGAAGAAGGCTGAACAGGATGCTTTCTACATGAACGAACTGATTTCGTCCTTCGTGCCGAAGCAGGAACGTGCCATCATGGAACATGTGGAAGAAGCCGTTCTTGGTCTTCAGTCGCAGCAGACAGCTGGTAACACGAACCTCATCAACGGTGAAAAGCATCGTTATGTGGCTACAGGCACCTCTGACGTCATTGATGTCAAGGACTTCGCCCGTGCTAACCTGTCGCTGAATAAGGCTAACGTGTCTGCCAACAACCGTGTGGCTATCGTTGACCCGTCTGTGGCTTACACCATTGAAACAGCCACGAACCTCTCGAACGTCAGCAACAACCCGATGTTTGAAGGTATCGTGTCCACTGGTATTGCCACGGGTATGCGCTTCGTTCGTAACGTCTATGGCTTTGACGTTTACACCTCGCAGCGTCTTTCCACAATCTCAGCTGAAACCCTTGAAACGCAGGATTGCGCTGGCTATAAGGCCAACCTGTTCTTCTCGGCTGACTCGACTGTGGTGCCGTTCATTGGTGCTTGGAGACAGATGCCTGAAGTTGACACTGAATACAACAAGGACTTCCAGCGTACTGAGTTTGTCACGACTGCCCGTTATGGCGTGAAGCGCTACCGCCCGGAAAACCTTGTGACTGTTCTGTCGAATCCGTCTGTTTAATCTTAAATAAAAGGAGAATAAACTATGGCTGATTGGACAAATGGTGATGGTCTTGAAGTTCGCTTCAATGGCCCTGAGGCTGGTGCTACTGGCGCTGGCGTTGCCACAATGGGTTCTGTTAAGAACCTGACTCTGGACTTTGACTTCGCTACTGCGGTTACGGCTGCTGCGGATGGACATGAATCGTTCATCCCTGCTGGTTCGTACATTGTGGGTGCGTACCTCATTGTCACAACTGCTGCTACCTCTGGTGGCACGGCTACCCTGACCCTTGGTCTGGCTCAGAAGGATGGTACTGTGATTGATGCCGATGGCATTGATGCTACCATTGCTCTGGCTGCTCTGGCCGCTGGTAAGGTTGTTCGTTGTGACGGTGCGCTGGCTGGTGGTACTGCCTCTATTGGCTCTGCCAACGGCTACGTGTACTCCACTCCGACATCTGGTGGTGATGCGTTCACTGCTGGTGCGGGCAAGCTTGTGCTTGAGTACATCGAAGTCTAACACTAACGGGGGAGTCGATTGTGGCTCCCCCACCTACTTTTACTTAAGAGGGACAGATGGCTAATATTCAGCACAAAGATATTCCTGATGCAGAAAGACATGAACCGAAGGGTATCTCGGCTGCTTCTGCTAATACTGTTTATATGGCTAATGGTTCTGCCACTGGTTCTTGGACTCCGGTGAACAGACTTCCGGGTACTGGTTGGGGTAGGTATTCTAATACTACTTACACAGGTACTAATGGTCTTCCTATCTCAACAACAAATGTCCTACTCCCCTTTACAGATGCCGCAGATGAGTCTCAGCTTCCCATCTCTCTGTCTGGTACTACTACTTCTCTTATGGATTTGAGCACTGAAGCACTTAAGTTTGTTGCTGCTGGTGATCTTCATACAATTACTTTGACTTACAAAGTTTATTCTGTTTCTGGCTCCCCGGCAAGTATGGACTTGATTATCTTTGGATCTTCTGATGGTGTCACATACGCTACTCAGCTGGGTAATAAGACTATTTCTTTGATTAAGGGTGCTGGTCAGGTTGTTACTGAAACTGCAATGTTCCCTGTCTCTTCTGATATGGTTTCGTATGGAGCCAAGATTTATCTGGTTACGAATACAGGTACTGCTAACATCATTGACATTGGCTTGATTACAGCCAGAGTTCATAAGGGTAGATAATGGCAACGATTAAAAAGACACTTCTGGAGATTGTTCAGGACATTCTGAATGATATGGACTCTGATAAAGTCAACTCCATTTCAGAGACTGTTGAAGCTGAACAGATTGCTCAGATTTGTCAGTCTGTCTACTATGATATTATCACCACTGTTGATCTTCCTGAACACGATGAACTTACCACAGTCACAGGACTCAGTGACTCTTCTAAGCCTAACTTTATGGATGCTAACTCTGTTACAGAAATAAAGGAGTTGAGATATAATGTGTCTACTTCTTCAGGAGAACTTGAGTACAAACTCATCCCTTATGTTGCACCGTCTGACTTTATTCAGGACATTCTCACAAGGGATACCTCTGCATCCAACGTAATCATCGTGGCTGATCCGACTTCAGGGATTTCCCTGCCTATCATCAATGACAAGATGCCTGACTTCTACACATCCTTTGATGATAGATACTTATGCTTTGATTCATATCTGGCGACAACAGATACTACCCTACAGACTTCCAAGTCTTTGGTGCTGGGGACAAAGATCCCTACTTTCACCGTGACTAATTCTGCTGTCCCAGATATGGATGATACTATCTTCCCCTACTATGTTGCTGAATGTAAGAGCCGTGCATTCTCTACCCTTAAAGGTGGACCTGATGTGAAGATTGAGCAGTTTGCTCGTAAGCACAGGTACTTCCTTAAGAACGACAGATACAAAGTAAAACAAGGAAATGTACGTAATGACTATGGACGTTAAAGAAGATGCTGATGGCCTGACCCTGACCATTACAACGGATAAAAGAGTAAACCCTTTCGTGATCTACAAGCCTACTGAAAATGGTTTCTCTATGTTCAAGATTAAGTACGAGAATAATAGCCCTGTTCCTGAGAAAATCTCAGGGTACTACACTTCCAGAGTAGATGCTCTTAAAGACTTGAAGTTCTTTATTGAGCATGTAGAACCTACCAAAGACAAAGTGTGGGCTGATAAATACAAAGATGTTTCAGTCCCTGAACTGAAGACAAAGCCTGTTAAGAAGGACACATAATGGCTCAGAAGTATTCTCAAAAAGTTGTAAACACTTTCGTCAAGGGGCTTGTCACAGAAGCTTCTGAAATGACCTTTCCTGAGAATGCTTCTTCTGATGAGTTGAACTGTGAGCTTCTTAAGAATGGTGCCAGACGTAGACGTAAAGGTCTGAAGTTTGAAGACAACTATCAGGAAAGTTCCTTTACTGTTAATGAAGGTGACTTCGTACATAAGCAAACTTGGAATAACGTATCAGGTCTTGCCGGGGTAGAGTACCTTGTTGTTCAAGTTAACAGCATGGTGTACTTCTACGATAAATCTTTTCAGACAGTCTCAGCTGGTCTTAAGTCCTTTTCTATTGACTTGACTACTTACACAGCATCTAATGGTTTTGATCCGGCAGAGGAACCTATTCAATGTTCTTCTATTTCCGGTTATCTTGTCATTACATCTGCTGCTATCAATCCTCTTAAAGTAAAATATGTAGATACAACTACTATTAGCGTGACTACAATTTCTATTCAGATCAGAGACTTTGAGTATCAGTACCAAGGAACTGCTGCTGTAGACAAACGTGTTACCCTTGCTACACTTGGTGGGGCAACTACTACCACAGACTTTAAGAACTACAAGTATGACCTCTACAACATTGGTTGGGTTTCTGCTAACACTGGCAGAAGTGCCAATGCTTTTGATTATTGGGATTCTCAAGAAACGGATTATCCTCCCAGAAATAAACCTTGGTGGATTGGTAAAAGTACTGATAATGAACAAAGCATTGCGGCATTTAATAAGATTGATGGTGGTATAAATCTTGCCCCTAATGGTCGTTTTATCCTAGACTTGTTTAGTAAGAATAGATCTACTGTCTCTGGTATCTCTGATCTTCCCACCGTAACTGAATCTGCCAGATTTAGAGCAACAGCTACTTATGCTGGACGTGCTTGGTACGCTGGTCTGGACTCTGCTGCCAATGGTGGTAAAGTTTTCTTTACCAGAGTTATCCAAGATGAGGGTGACTTTGGTAAGTGCTATCAGACTGCTGACCCTACAGCTGAAGACAGTGCTGGTGTTGTGGACAGTGATGGTGGCTTCTTGCTTATTCCTGATGCTTCTAATATCAGAGCCTTGTTTCCGATGGGTTCTACACTCCTTGTCATGGCCCAGAATGGTATCTGGCAAATTGGTGGTGTAGACCAAGTTTTTAAAGCTACTGAGTTCTTTGTAAAGAAGATTTCTCCCTTTGGTATTTCCACAGCTAGAGTCTTGTTGATGCCATGGGTACTCCTATTTTCTGGGATGTGTCGGGTATTTACACAATTACTATGGAAGCTGGACAGGAAGGTGTTCAGAATATCTCTCAGCCTATTAAGTCTTACTTTGATGCTATCTCTAACAGTAAGAAGGCAGAGGTTCAGGCCAGCTTTGATCGTTTGAACAAGAGAGTATACTGGTTATTCCCTTCTAATGATGAGACAGTTGCTCATAAGTTTAAGCGTATCCTTATTCTTGACTTGGAGCTTCAGGCTTTCTATCCTTGGGAAGTTGCTGAGTCTGCTGATGGTAGCTATCTGATGGGTTCATTCTTCCTGTCTGGATTTGGTGCTTCTGACACAGATTTTAACCTTTACTCAGATGTAGACCCTGTTGTTTACTCTTCAAAGACAGTTACTTTCGTAGCCAGAACTTCTAATGTAGCCACTGTAACTACCTCTGCTGCACATGGTTTTGTGGCTGGTGAGATTGTGTCTGTAGACTCCTCGAATAGTTCTTTCAATGGGGTTGTCACAGTCATTTCTGCTCCTACTACAACCACATTTACCTATGCCAACACAGGAACCAATCTGGGTTCTACTGCTGCCACAGGAACAGCTGGTGAGTTTATCATCTCTACCATTGAGTCCTCTGGTATTGTGGATACAGACATTAAGTTTACCGTGAAAACAGGTAATGACACATTAACCTTTGCCTCATTCTCGAATACAGCTCTGTTGGATTGGGATACTGAAGACTATTCTTCGTATGCTGAGACAGGATATGACTTTATGGGTGATGCAACGACAAAGAAGAATGCTCCCTACATCACAACCTACCTCAGAAGAACAGAAGAGAACTTTGTCTCTGATGGTATGGGTGGATATGATGCTGATTTGCCTTCTTCCTGCTTCCTTGTGGTCAAATGGAACTTTGCCAGAGACTCCTCCAGATGGTCTGATCCCTCTCAGGTTTATCGTATGATAAATTATCCGATTGTTAACCCAGATGATTTGACATTTGCTTATCCTTATGATACAATAGTCTCAAGGACAAAGGTTAGAGGTAAAGGTAGAGTTCTTAGACTTAAGTTTTATAGTGAAACAGGTAAAGACTTCTATCTTATTGGTTGGGAAAGTATCGTTGCCGGAAACCCAAGATTTTAACATCAGGTACGCCAGAGAGGAAGACTTCTCTGGTGTACTTGCCATGGTTTATAAGGTGATTCCTAAGCTTTATCCTAACCAACTTGTTTCTGAAATGAAAGTAAGAAGTCTTTTTGATAAGGCAATGGATAATGAACAATTTACCTGTATTGTTCTTGTAGATCCTGAAGATAAACCAAGGGTAGCAATATCAAAGGCAGTCCACAGACCCTCGTTCAATCCTCTGCCTTGGCTTTGGATTGCACTAAGTTCAGCAGAAATAAGGAACTTGTTGTCACCATACAGGCCAAGGTCA